ATGCCCAAACCAACGCCCGAACAATTGGCGGAAATCATCGCCAATGTGCCCAAGACCGGTGGCAGTTTCACCATTGATCCGGAAACCGGTGTGGTGACCACAAACGAAAAGCCAACACAGGCCCCCGATGACGGCGTGTTCTGTGCGCGCCATGCCAATGGCGTGCCTGTGCACTTGGGCGATGGTTCAGAAGAGGCACCGGCTGAACAGCCAGCCCCGGCGCCCGCACCAGCGGTTGAGGTCAAGCCGCAAGCCAAGCCGGTGCCGGTCCCGCCCGCCCCGGATGGTGCTGCCAGCGCGGCATCAACCGGCGCTGATCCCACAAAATCTGCGCAGGCCTAATCGCGCTCAAGCCTAAAGGAGCTTTTCCATGTCGACCGGATTAACCCCGATTTATTCGAAGAATATCGCCCTACTGCTCAAGACCGAAACGACTTATGGGACGGACGCGGCGCCAACGGCTACGACCAATGCGATTTTGGCGTCCAAATTCAAGATGACGCCGAAATCGGAAGTGATTGAACGTGATCTTGATCTGCCGGGCGGCGGTGCGCCTGCGGCGACGATTACAAACATCCATGCCGATATCGAATTCGAATTTGAATTGGCCTATTCAGGGACTGCCGGGACTGCACCGCCTTGGGGTGTGATTATAAAGAATTCGGCATTTTCTGAAACGATCCTGGCAAGCACGTCGGTTACCTATGCGACGATCAGTTCCGGCTTTTTGGCGTGCTCGTTCTATTATTACAAGTCAGGTAACCTCTATAAGTTCACGGGCTCGCGCCTTGCCACAGGCATTAAAGGTGATGCCGGCAAGAACGGGGTCTTTTACGCTAAGGGTAAGGGGTTAGTCTCGTTGGTTGGGACCGCTTCGCTGCCCTCAGTTTCAGCGCTAAGTTCGTGGCCGACCCCCAAGCCGCTGACGGTGCAAAACACGCCGCTCTTCACATTGAATTCAGTAAACTTGGCGCTGCTATCTTTCGACATCCCGCCGGGCTTTCAAGTCAGCTATTCAAACGTGCCCAATGACGAACAGATTCGCAACGGGCGCCGCAAGATCACGGGCGTGAAGCTGGAAGTGCGCCAAGGTCTAATCTCGGAATTCAACCCATTTGCGCTGCGCGACGCGAATACACCAGTTCCCTTTGTGCTCACCCATGGCGGGGCATCAACGGGCACGCCGATCATCACCATCAACATGCCCAATTTCCAGATCGAAACGGTCGAAGAAGGGGACAAGGATGATGAAGCGACCTGGATCATCAATGGCCGCGCACGGGCCGCCTTCACGGGTGATGGTGACCTAACCATCGTCTGTGCTGCCCACGCCTAAACAACAGCCCTGAATAGGGCTTCAAACCCGCTTTAAACGCCGATTAAAGGAGATATGATCATGGGCCTGAATTTGAAAGTGCAAGAAGACGGCAAGCCGGTACCGGTGTGGTGGACCGTTAATGTGTCAAATCCGCAGACAAACGGAACGGTCAAAAAAGAAACTTTCAAAGTCCTGTTCGCGATTTTGAGCGATAGCGAGTTCGCTGAACTGGCCAGCGACGAGGCTAAAGCCGCTGACCTGCTGAATAAGGTCATTCTCGATTGGACCGATCTAACCAGCAATGACGCGCCGGTGAAATTTTCCGAAGACATGCGCGAAAACATCACCAATATTCCCTTTGTCCGCGCGGGCCTGATTGATGCCTATATCGCGGCTCGCCAGGGGTTTAAGCCAAAAAACTAGCCGATGCGGCGCGGGTGATCGCGGGCGGTCAGCCTATCGATCATCCGCCGCCGCAGGCCGAGCCAGCGCAGCTTGATGAGTTTCGCGCCCTTGGCATGCCAGATGATCAATTGGCGCTGTGGGACCAAGCAATAGCGGAGGCGGAGACCCTTGCGAACGAGCCGATCACTCTCACGCCCGATCAAATGCCTGCCGTGGAAGTTTTTATGGCGTCACTTACGCAATGGCGCTGGGTTGGCGCGGGCATGGGCGGGGTCATGCGCACCGGCCTGGACTATCCGGCGGTCCAATGCATTACCCGTGTTCTGGGCTTTAAATGGTCTGCCGGTCTTTTCAAAAATATCCGCATCATGGAGGATGCTGCCTTGGTTGAATGGTCCCGCCAATTGGCTGAACGCACCAAAAATCAGCGCTAGGTACGTCCATGGCGCTTGACCTGGTCGCATCCCTGTTGATCAAGGCCGATGCCAGCGGGCTGAAGGCTGCATTGGCGGATGCGCGCAATCAGGTGGCGGGCTTTGGCGCGACCATGGGTGAGGCGGGGGACGCCGCATCGGGTCTTGCCCAAGCCACGGCAAAAACCGGGGATGCCGCGCGCGAGGCCGGGGCTGCTGCATTGGGTCTTGCCCAAGCGACGGCAAAAACCGGTGATGCCGCACGCGGGGCCACCAGTTCGATTTCAGCGGCGGGGGATGCAGCGGCCAAGGCCGGTGCCAATATGCGCAAGGCAGGTAGCGATGCCAGTGCCATCAATATGGATGGCTTTGCCAAGGCCATGACCCAGGCCGGAAAGGCCATGGGCGATGTTCAAGCCCAGATGGCCAAATTGCGGGCTGAGGTTGATCCGCTGAATACAAAGCTGGCGCAGAATGCTGACAAGCTGGACCAGGTGCGCCGCCTGACCGCTGCCGGTGTGATCGATACGAAGGCGAGCGCAGAATGGACCCGGAATTTAGGGCTTGAACATGACAGCCTGGTCAAGCAGCTGGATAAATCAGCGGAAGCTCATGGGCATGTGACGGGCGCATCCAGCAAGATGCGCGAGGGCATGGTTTTGTTTCATGAATTCCTGCGCGGCGATTGGAAGCGCGGCCTTGGATCGGCGACCATCGAATTACAGAATTTTGGTTTAATGGGCCTGGTGTTCAACCCAATCACCTTGAGTGCAATAGCACTTGCCGGTGCCATCGGACTGGTGGGCTATACCGCCATTGAAATGTCCAGCCGGACGAGGGGATTTGAAGTTGCCCTTAAGGGCATGGGGCGGCAGGCTGAGATCACCACAGCGCAGGTCGAAGGGGTCTATCAGGCGCTGAGGCATCAGGGGGTTGATGCCCAGCAGTCACAAGCAATAAGCGTTGATCTTATTCGATCACGATTGCCAAAGAACGCAATAGATCAAATCCAAGGAGTGGGCGCTGATCTAGGGGCCGCCACCGGAGTCGGGACGGAAAAGGCGTTCCAGGCGCTGATTGATGTCTATAAGAATGGCTTCCCTGCGCTTCAAAAATTCAATCAAGAAACCGGATTTCTAAGGGTAAACCAATATCAAGCAGCCATCGCCGCACGCGAGCATGGCGACAAATTAGCTGTATTCAATGTTCTCGTTGAAGCTTCGGCCAAACAAGCAGGGCAATTCCGGCAAGCCGAAGGTGAAATCAAAGGAACCATTGACGAGGTTAAGGTTGCCTTCGGGGACTTCCTTGAAACCCTGGCTAAGACACAAAAGGTCCAGGATGCAATCCATTCTCTAGCCCAAGGCCTGACTGCAATCGCGGCTGCGATTAAGGACCCGTCCTGGAAGAATTGGGGAGATATCCTCTCGGGACCCGTTTCCTTTGGGCTGCGTCGCGGGGGCCTCAATACCTCGCTTGGCCCGAGCCTGTCGGCGAATTTGGGGTCTATTCCGTCTTACGCCAGCTTGCTTGGCGATCAGTATCAAAGGGCCTGGAACCAGAACCCCGCGAATATTCCAATCTCTTCGCCAATTCCAATCAGTGCACCCGCTGCACCAGCAACGCCCGATTTCAAGACACCGCCGCTCCTGCCGAGCCTGGATGACAAAGCACTTGAGCGCCTGACCGAAGGCGAAACCGTTACTAAACGGCTGATCAAGGATAATGACGAACTGGCGGGAAAGTCGCCGGGCCAGGCCGCGATTATCAAAGCCGGGCAGGATGCCTATAATCAATCGCTGAAAGAACACAGCGACATTCTGGAAGCCATCCCGGCCAAGAATGACGCGATTAAGAGAGCACAGTCCAATCAGATGCTGGCCGCATCCGGCGGGATGGCGAAGCAGATCTTCGACCTCAAGCAATTAGCCCTCGTCTCTGACGCCTATGGCCAGTCAACCGCGCGCGGGATCGTTGCCGAGGCTGCCCGCAAGGGTGCGCTGGAGAATTTCACCAATGCCGCCGTCAATCCGGCTGTGGCTGCACAAAATGCGCTGGCAGAGGCCATTGGCCAGGAATTGTTGAAAGGTAATCAGCAGATCCAATCCATGGGTCTGCGGGTCGCATCTGCCCAAGCCATGGCGGCGGCATCAAGGCTTGGCTATTCGGAAGAGGCGAAGGCTGCCCTTCAAAATGAAATCAACAATGCAACGCTGGCTGCGCGCAATGCGCTCAGTGCGGAGCTTATCGCGCATCGTGGTCAGGAAACAGAGGCGTCTAAGCGCCTTCGCGAGCAAATTGAAAAGCTGACCCAGGCCGTGCGCGATGAAGCGCGCGCGCAACTGGAAACCGCTGAGCAGCGGTTTAAACGTGGGCAGGATGAGCAGCTGCAGGTCGCCAATCTGACGCTGGAAATCACCAAGCAGAATTCGCTCATTCTCGATCCGGCAGTCAAAATTGCTAATGAGTTGAAATTACAGCACCTGGTAGACGAATTACGTATCAACCGCGAACTGGCATCATCAACCGCTGAGGTCCGGGCCGCGCGTCTGGCGGAAGCCGATGCAATCGCGAAAGTGAACGCACAGACCAAGCTGGTCCAGGCGCAGGAACGTCCTTTGGCAGAAGCCTTCAGCAATGCCGCGCGCGAAGCACAGAGCGCGTTTGCCGGGGCGTTTGAGAAGATTTTATCCGGCGGCATCAAGTCGTTCGGTGATTTGACATCCATCGTCAAGGATCTGCTGATCAAACTGGCAGCGCAAGCCGCAACCCTGATGGTGTTTCACCCGACCGCTGTCTTCAACGAGATTGGGTCATGGGGGTCGACCGCTGCAGGCGCTTTAGGTCCAGGTGCGTCTGCCGCGTCCGGTGCGACCGTCGATGCCAAGGGCAACCCGGTTCAAAACGCGTCCGGCTTGCTGGGTATCTTTTCGAACATCGGCAAGGGTCTGTCGGGGATCTGGAGCGCGATCACAAATCCTGGGTCACTCTTTGGCTCAGCAGCGGCGGGCATTGACGCCTTCGGGGCAGCAACCTTCGGCACTACAGCCAGTGTGGCGGGCACGACATTGCCAGCCGGTACCGGCATCCTGGCTGGATCTGGCGGCGTGCAGATTGCCGGTGTTTCAGGCGGGGCAACCAGCCTGTCGGGCATTTTGGGCGCAGCCGGCATTGGTGCCTTGGGCGGCCTGGCGGCGAATGTTCTGGGGATTGCCAAGAACCCCTATGGCGGGCTTGGGGGGGCGGCTGCTGGCGGTCTTGCTGCGATCCTAGGCGCTGGCTCGCTGGCGGGGCCTATTGGCCTGGCTGTGGGCTTGATTGCCTCACTATTTGGACCTGGCGCGCCGCATATGGCGGGCTCACAGAATTTTGAAGCCGATGGCAATAATCTGACTGTGGGCAATCCTTTGGGCCGGATCGATACATCCGGCCTGGCCAGCACGATGAAGGGCCTGAATACCGGCATCACGCAGATCATCACGGCTTTAGGCGGCAGCCTGTCGCTCAACGGCATCACGCGTTCATCCAATGACCCACGGCCAACCTATGGCTTTCTAGGAGCCGAACAGCAATCAGATGGCACCACGCTTTATCATGTCGGCATCGGCAAGGAAGGGCCGGGTGGGCAGTGGTCATCCTTTGATCAAAACGGAATTGCCCAAGCCGATGTTGCCGCCATCGTCACGCGCGAGACGCTGAAATATCTGATTTCCAGCGGCCAGACGACAGGCTTGAGTGATACGACCCAGCAGATCGTCAAGAGTTCCAAATTTGGTGGAGAAACCGATTTAAACCAGATCCAGAGCGATTTGGAATTTGCGGGCACCTATGACGAGATCATCAAGCTGGCGCGCGGCACCGATACCTATGGCAAGCAGGCCAGCCAGACGTCACAGGCGCTCGATTCCCTGGATAAATATTTTGCCGATGCAACAAAGCAGGCAACTGATTTAGGGCTGGCGACGGACGAATTTGCCAAGGCGGCTGAGACCGCCAAAAAGACGCTGGGCACGAATTACATTCAGGGGCTTCAGGATCAGATTGACGCGCTCAGCGGCAAGGGTTTCCTAAAATCGCTGCGTGATTTTTCGACGCAAGCGCAGGGGCAGTTTGACGATCTGCAAAAGCTGCTGGACAAAGGGGCCATTGATCAGGGCCAGTTTGATTCAGGTTCCAAACTTGCAACCGCGCTTCAGCAACAGGAAGCGGCGGGCATCCTGTTAGGGCTGACTAAGGGTCAGTTGGATCAAGTGATCACGGCCTTTGCTGATGATAGTTCGGTCTTTGGCAAAGCGGTTGAGGACATGGCTAAAAAGCTGAAGGCCGGTGGCGAGGCTTTGACCGGTACCGGCATTGATGCCGACATATTTTCTGAAAAAATCATGCAGCCGCTTTTGACGCGGGAATTAAACGCGCAATCGGTTTTGGACCCGACTAAAAAAGCTGCCAATGACGCGGCCATTGCCCAAGCCGCGCGCGCCGTTGAACTGCGTACGGCCCTCGCCGCTGCCGCAGGCCAGGGGGCAACCCAGTCGCAGCTGGACTGGCTCAAAGAGACCTATAAAACCATTTATGCGTATGAGGACCAGGCGGCGGCTGCCCAAAAGGCGCAAGCCGCGATGGCATCCGCCACGTCGACCATGACCAATCTGGGTGTGACGATTGATAACTATCTCAACCAATCGCAGGTCGATCAATATTCGGGCAAGTCACCGCTTGAAATTCTGAACGCCACCAAGCAGCAGTTCCAGGATCAATTGGCACTCGCCTCGGGCGGGAATGAAGCGGCGCTGAATTCAATCACGTCCTATGCGCAGCAGTACCGGGAGGCGATCTCGTCCTATTATGGCACCGGGACAGATGCTGCCGGGCTGAACCAGGGCATTTTTGATGCGCTCAAAACTTTGAAAAGCGACCCGTCGATCCAGGGCAAACTGGCACAGTCCAAGCTGAATGCGCAGGGCGATTCCAATATCACCATTGGCGCGGATGGCACGATCTATGTGAATGGCCAGAAACTGGGCACGGCTCAGTCGCCAAACGCCCTTACAACGCCCAATATTAGCGCGTTTAAAGCGCTGGCCAATACCTGGCATGATGACATCAGCGCGGATCAATATAGCCAGCTTGCCTCGGCCCGTGATGCGGTATTGGGCACATACAATACTGACCAGCTAAAGGCTGTATCCAGCACGTATTATGGCGGGCAGGCGGTCACGGGGTTGAGTGATTTTCTGGGCTTCCTGCATGGGCTGGATCAAACTTTTCTTGGCACGCGTAATCCCAGCGCCGATGGCGGATATGATGGTGGATCATCCGGCTCTCGGCAAAAGGCGTCCGGATCGCCATCCTTGCCGGATGCTATCGGGGGCTTACAGGCACAATTGCATAATGACCTGGTGGCGGGATCAGGCATCAAACCGGTGCTGGATGCCATAGCGCTGAATATTGCAAATGACAATCTGATCTGGACCAAGCTGGAACCCGAAATTGCAAGCGCCAATGACAGGCATTTGACGCTACTTGCGGCATTTAAGACGGATGTAAATACCGGCTTCACCGGGGCCTTGGCAGCCTTTGATAAAATGGCGGCCGCAGCGGACGCTGTGACCAAAATGGCTGCCCAATTCCAGCAACTTGCGGAATTGATGCAGGCGCTGAAGGCAGCCCAGGATCAGCAGAATGCCCTGCTTGCCCAATATGGCAATGCGGATCTGGAAGCAAGCCAAGCGGCCTTAGCTGCGATCAATGATTTGGCGTCTGGCGTCAAAGCTGCTGCCAATAACCCCAATGTAAAGGCCGCGTGATGGCTATCGTTTATCTCATCGAAGTCACAGCCGCGATCAATACCGCTGGCACGTTAAAGACCTTCTATCTGTGTTCGGGGCTTGGTTATAATCACCCAACAGCGCCTGGTTATTATGAACCGCGGTTGGGTGATAATATCATTTTTGAACGCAATATTTTTGCCCCCGGTGCAACCTCGGGCAAAAGCACGATTGGCTGGGGTCAAATCACCCTGGTCAATACCGATAATGGCTTGAGCGCCTGGCGCACTTACGGCTTTGCCGGCTGGCCGCTCAATATCCTGATTGGGGACGATACCGGGCCCTATTCGGCCTTTACTCAGATTTTTGTCGGGACATCCGAACAGCCCTTGTTTGAAGGCGATAATGTGCTGTTACAACTGCGCGATTATCAGGTGCTGTTTGACGTGCCGATTCAGGCCAATCGCTATGGCGGAACCAATGTGCTGCCCAATGGCTTGGATGGGGTGGCAACCGATCTCCAGGGCCAGGCCAAGGCACTCGCCTATGGCGATTTATCCAATGCCAATCTGGAACCTGATTTGGTTAATACGTCCTTGATGATTTATCAGGTCAATGACGGCGCGATTTATGACGTGAGCCAAGTCTATGATGCCGGCATCCCGCAAACCAAGGGCGCGGCCTATTCGAGCCTGGCTGATTTACAGGCAACAGCACCCGCATCCGGACAATATCGGGTCTATGCCGCAGGGGGGTATTTCAGGCTGGGGTCGCAGCCGGTGGGCCGGGTGACGTGCAATGTGCTGGTGGGTGCCAATGCCGCAGCGCGCACCGTTGCTCAAGTTATTAAGGCGATTGCCACCGGGCCCGGCGGGCTATCATCCGGTCAGATATCCTCAAGCGATTTGACGGCCTTGGATACCGCCAATAGCGCTGTGATCGGGCTATATTTCAAGGGCGATAAAGTTGATCCCGTCCAATTAGACGGCTTGATTCCGCCCAATACAGGCAAGACCATCACGTCGGCCTTAGATGAAGCGATTCAGGCCATCGGCGCCCAATATTATTTTGACCGCACCGGCATCCTGCGGATCAAGCAATTGGTAGCCCCATCGGGCAGCCCGGTATTGACGCTGAAGCGGTTTCAATCGGGCATGGCCACCCTGTCAACCGATGGCGATATTGTCTCGATTGAACGGGTGCGCGCAGTTGATATCAATAATGGCATCCCGCCCTGGCGGATGGTGATGAATTATTGCCAGAATTACACGATCCAGAAGGATAGCGATCTAAAGGGCGATAAGACATCCGGAACTGACCCTGTGGGTGGCCTGGCCGTGCGCGATATCAGGGCCAAACAATGGCGGCGGGTTTATGTTGATGACGCCACGATCAAAAACCAGTTTCCCAATTCAAAGCCCTTTGAATTTACCTCCGCCCTGGTAACACAATCGGATGCTCAGACTGAGGTAAATCGGCGGCATGCGATGTATAAGAGTTTGCGCGATACGATCAAGGTTACCGCCCGCTTTTCAACCGATGTGGCTGGTCTTTTGGATTTGGGCGTCACGGTCCAGGTTCAATGCGTTGATATGGGACTGTCGGCTGGCAAATTATTCACCGTGTGCGGCATCAACTACGATCTGATGAATTATCAGGTCGTATTGACCTTGTGGGGTTGACATGGGCCTCGCGGTTTTAGGCTTTCCCAGATGGACGGCAGAGGTAACCTGGTCGGGCGGATCATGGCTTGATGCCTATCCGTTGACCAATCTATCCAGCACGCCTTTGTCGCGGGTCGCGCGGTCGACGGATTTGGCCCTGACATCGACCAAATTCATCGGCACGTTTCCAAAGTCACGCGGGGTCAGATTATTGGCTTTGGTGCGGCATAATCTAACCTTAAATGCCCTGGTCCGGGTCACTCTTTATGCCGATGCTGCGCGCACTGTGGTTAGCTATCAGGGCGATTGGAACAAGGCTTTCCCGCCCGTCTATGCTTATGACCAATTGGAATGGGAACAGGATAATTGGTGGACCGGCCAATATGATGCACCCGAATTTGCCGGATATATCTGGCACACGCCGATCTGGCTTTCCAAAATTTATTTGACCAGCGCATTTCAGATCGAAATCTCGGATGCGACTAATGCCGCAACCTATATTGAAATCGGCATGTGTGAGGTCGCTCAAGGCTGGCAGGTCTCCGCCAATCCGGCACCGGGGGCGGAATTCGGGTTTAGAAACCGCACGCTGATGACCGAGGCTGAGGGCGGGGTTAAATATTTTCAGCGCCGCGATAAGCCGCGCCAGTTTTCTGGCACGTTCGACTATTTCCAAGAAAACGAGGCCAAGTCGCGCGGCTTTGAACTCCAACGCCAGCTCGACATTGATACGCCATTTTTCTGGTTGTGGAATCCCGATGCAACCACCCATTTGGTCCGTGATAGTTTTTTGGCCAGGCTGATTGATCCAAAGCGGCTGCGCTATAATTCGGGCATCGGGCGCGATTTTCCCTTGGATCTGGAGGAGGTCCTGTGACGCAAATCACCGCGCTTGGAAATACCTATTCGGATGACGGCACAGCAGCACGCGACATGCAATCGGGCGGCCATCGCAAATGGCTGTTGCAGATGCTCTCCGACGTTATGGCGCAGATCCTCGTCTATCTGGGGATGGCGGCCACCGTGCCAGCCGTTTCAGCGGCCACCGTCTATTCCCATTGGGACACGGGCATAGCGGATGCTGATCCCGGTACCGGCTCAATCCGGGGCAATAATGCGACGTCGAATTTAATCACGGCACTTGATCTGGACGTGACCGATATTTACGGCAATTCAATGGCCGCGCTGATCGACACGTTTGATGCGTCCACCTCGACAGTTAAAGGCTATATCACGCTGAAAAAGTCGAACGATCCGACCAAGTGGATGACGTTTTATTTGACCGGACGGACGGCAGGCACCGGATATCGCAAATTGGCGGTCGCCTATATTGGCCAAAGCGGGGCAAACCCCTTTGCGGCGGGCGATACAATTGCACTCATTTTTACGCGCAATGGCGACGCAGGGGCTGCCGGGGTTACCTTATTCAATGGCCGCAATGCGGCGGTGACCTTGATTTCGAGCGATGTGATCAGCACGCAGACTTTAACCGCAAGTGCTGCGATAAACCCAACGGCGCCCACCCACATCGTCTATTACGACACCTCAGCCGGGGCGATCACAGCAACGCTGCCAGCGCCGCCCGCGACGGGGAATCAAATCATTTCCTTCATCGACACCAGTGGCGCGACCAGTGCAATCAAGCAACTGATCCTGGCGCCCAATGGCGGAAATATTATGGGGCAGACTAGCAACGCCACTTGGTCATCGCCCAATAAGCCCTTTTCAATCGTGAATAAGTTATCTGCCAATGATTGGAGAATGATCTAATGAGCACAGTAGCACTTGAATCCTTTTTGGCCGGTACGAGTGTCGCGGTCGGCCAAGTCACTTCATCATTCGGTGCGCCAAGCGTTGCCGGGCAAACCTTTGTTCAGCTTACGACGGGTTCGTCGGTTTTGCGTTCCACTTATCCGGCGCTTTCAGCGGTCTATCCGGTCGGATCACAGCCGCGACCGTTGATGATTTGGACCAATGCCCTTGTCCCGCCTTCGGGTTGGACAATCGGGCAAATCGCCTTTGACGGCACGACCTATGCTGCAATCTGCTATAATAGCAGCAATCAATTGCAGATGGGCGTTTACACCTCGACCAATCTTGCCACCTGGACCCAGCGGTTTACCCAGACCAATACCGCCGGTGCCACGTCCAGGTGCGGTATTTCGTATTTGGGCGGCACGCCAGCTTGGATTGCGTGGTGGTATAGCACCTCATCCGGGCAGAACTTTTTTGCAACCGCCGCTTCAGCAACTGGGACGTGGACGGCCAGCGCGGGCGGCATTTCATCAACCAATCTTCAAACCTCTTATGGCATTTATGGTGGATCGCGCGCATTCCAGCTTGGTGCAAAAACACTGGTTCCAATTGTTGACGTGGCGAATTCAAGCAGCACGACATTCAAACTTCTTGTGTCGGTTAATTCCGGCAGCACCTGGTCCACTGTTGATGTTGCTAATGGCGCGACGCACGGCACTACAGGTAATTATCCACAGATCATTTACTGCGCGGCGACCGGATATATTTATGTATTCACGCGCGTCCAATCCGGGGTGATCCAAAATTGTGGAGCTGTCTTTCAGTGCCTAGCGTCCGCTGATTGGTCGGTTGCGTCAAATTGGTCAATGCTTACCTCAACTTCCGGAGCGCAGTTAACATCCGGATATCAATATGCCTTGCCTTGGAATGACGCCATTGTCACGCCGGGTGGCGCCTTATTGGTCGCTGATCAATGGGGGATTAGGAGATCAACATCCACCTCGACCAACGCCCCGGTTTTTTCCAATAATCTGATCCCCGCGTATTACGATAATTTCTCGTTCCAAGCAGGGTCAGGAAAAGCGCCATTATGTTTGTTCACTGTCGGGACGAAAATTTATTGCATCGGCTATAATTTAACCAATTGGCCTGGCGAATACTCTGGCAGCCCGAATAGCGTATTCTCCCGCAACAATATGATATTATTGTGCTCGCTTGATGATGGTCTTACCTGGACCCCTGTTGGCGGTGGACCGGGAATCGTTATGCCACAGACCGTCGAATTGTTCGCCGGCGGCGCCTATTATTTTTACTCAACAGCCTTTGTTTATAATGCATCAACCGGTGCGCTCATAAACCCATGCTATTTATCAAGCAACGGGTTGACCCAAGGCGCCGTCAATTTGCCTGAAAATACCGACGCCACAACGATCTATATTCCGCCGCAAACTTGGTTCGCGCCCCTGCCGCTTGGCTGGTCTTATTACATGAGGGCAGCATGATTTTCCCGGTCTACCAATTCGACGATTTCGGTAACTTCGTTGCCGAGATCGATAGCGGTCTTGAAGGTTACATTCCACCCAATTGTACCCATGTCGCGCCGCCTGAACTATCAGCCGGTCAATATGCCATTTACAAACATGGGCAGGACGAATGGTATATCGCGTCCGCCCCCATCACCCCGCCTGTGATCGAACAGGCAGCCCGCGCAGCCCAGCCCAAAGGCCTGACCGGCGCGCAATATATTCTGTTCGTCAAACAAGCAGGTGGGATCACCGGCACTCAATATTTGGGGATGAAGGCGGACGGTGACTGCGCGGCATTTTTGGATGCGGCCTTGGCCGACCGGGATTTGATTTATCCAACCACCGATCACGTCACTGACGGGCTGGAATTCCTGGCGGCGAAAGGATTTTTGCCCAACGGCGTCACGGCGGTGATCGCCAATTGGCCTGCGGCATAGGGTGCCAAAAATGCAGGATATAGCCCCGATTGATCTTGAACTGATCGATATTGCCGAGGCCGCCTATACCGATTGGCAGATTGAGGTTGGCGATAGCTTTATCCGCATAGATCGCACCAAGGATGGCACATTGGTGATCGGTGCGCGCGGGACCAAAATGGAGGATCTGCGGGATGACCTGGCCGACCTGGATTCGGCTTTTGCCAACCACCCGATTTTAGGCACGGTGCATCATGGATTCCTGACCAATGCGCTGGCCATGGTGGACCAGGTTGAGGCAATCGTTAGGGCAGAGCCGGATCTGCGCTGGATCGCCACCGGTCATTCCAAGGGTGCGGCTGAGATTTGCCTGATTGTGGCATTATTGATTGTGCGCGGGCTGCCGCCGATCCGCATGACCACGTTCGGCATGCCGGCTTGTGGATTCCATCAACTATCGACTTTGGTTTGGCCGGTTCACGGATCTGACTACCGGAACGGGATCGACCCGGTGACCCGCGTACCCCTGTTGTTTCAGCATCCGCGCCCTCTGGTTCGGCTGGGGCGGCCGGAATTTAAGATCAATCCGATTGAGGACCACTATTTGGCATCCTATCGGGCGTCATTGGCCGTTGCATTAACCGGGGCGATAGCAGCGTGACCGGGTTCACTCGCCCTACCGCGGGGCAAGTCGCACCGCGCTTGACAGGCCACCCCCAAATCACGGACCTTGGGCTGGGGATTAGAAACCCCCAGTCAGCAACAGCGGCCTGCGTCCGTAACGTCTTCCGCTATAGGTCCAGGGTCCGATTGCGTATGTCCAGGGGGGCAACCCCTAAAGGCAACCGGACACGACTGTTGCCGTGGTTTCTAGCCCTGGGCTATGGCGGACGTTTAGAAACTGAACGCCTTAGCTCCCCATTTGACTTGCAACAGGAGCTTTAGAGATGGCCACCACCGCTTTGACTCTGTCTGATTTGAATTGTGACATTGATCCGACCGAACCCCGGATTATGGATGCCGTGCTTGCCCAGAAGCTGGGCTTTAAGCGAAGCGACTACATGCCCCGGCTTATTGACCGAAATATGGGCGAACTGGAAATCCATGGGGTAGTTTTACGTCAGGCTGACGGAAAACCCCAAAAAGGGACCAAGGGTGGACGCCCAACCTTGACCTATTGGCTGAATGAGGCACAGGCCTTGGCCGTCTGCTTGCTGGCCAAAACACCGACCGCCATTCAAATTCGGGCACAAGTAATCCAAGTCTTCCTGGCCTGGCGGCGGGGCCAGTTTGAACAGGCCCCGCCCTATCTGCCTGCCTTAAGCGAGGCCGTGGATCAATTCGGCGTCTGTGTCGACCGGTTGAATGCCTTGGTCAGCGCCATGCCGGGCCAGGCCGCGCCAAAACCCAGCATTCATGCCCGTTTGGACGCCGTTTTGGCGGACGCACTGAAATCCGCGCGCGAAGGATTAACGCCGATTTACGAACCGGCAGAGATGAAAGCCAAGGCGCGGGCCGTGATCCTGGACGCCTATGATGCCTATGAACACCGGGCACGGGAATTTGGGGCCGTGCCTTCCCTGCGGCTGTTTGTTGTGCGCTATAACCAGGGCCGGGTGAAGCTGGACAGTGATGTCAGCACGGCCTATCAGCAAATCTCGTTCAAAAGCATGATCCGCTGGCTAGAAGCCCGGCGAAATGGCGGTTTGGCGGGGCTGGAGCCGGGATGGAAGGGGCATAATAAGGCCCTACCGGATACCGTGCCGGGCCTGCGCGAGACCCTGGAAGATATGGCACCCAAACACAAATACAGCGCGCGGGCGATCCAGCCGGTCCTCGTCGAACGGGGCTTTAAGTCCTATTCGATCCGGTCGCTGCAACGCTGGATCGCCGATCTCAAGGTAACCCCGCAGCCATAA